ACCAGGCCCATCAGTTACCCTGTACGTTGCTCGACAACGTACAGTACGCAAGAGCCTTGCAACTCTGCCGAGGGTTGTATAGTATACTAGGCAAGCGATTTAGCGACCACCGCACCTTGATTACATACACGAACGTGTTGACGGAGCCGACATCACTGGCAATCATCATGTTCACCAAAGTGTTTTGGATCACCGTGCGTACCGTGTGCCATGCTTATCGCATGACCACGTTTGCCTACCGCAATATCACCAACATCATGTTTGCGGTCGTCCCATTTGCGTTGTATTTCTATATAATGCATTTGAAGGACTGGGTGCAAGATTACACCCAGCACTTGTCCAACGAGTGCGAAGTTGAGCGCCGAACAGTTGCGTTCTTAAACGGCCTAGCTGATTCTCATCGGAATGTCCTTACCAATGCTTTCTTACCCGATTATCGTGCTAAAACCAGCTTCTTCTGCCGTCATGCAAAACCTATTTTGCCTGCACACACCTTACACGACTTACCTGCGTATGAAATTGATTTTGAAGCGTACAAGAAAATTCTTCTCACTTATTTTCTTGAAGCACCTCTACGCATTGTGCAACAAATTGCTGACTCATTTGCCCAGCTTTCCATCTCATCTTTCCTTTTACTATCTGTCATTTACTGTTCTTACATATTGTACGTCAGTTTCCGCAAGTACAAGGTTACCGTTGTTGCACCACAAAAGTCGTATCATGCCGACCTTGTCAAGTCCCACTTCAAAGAAGGCGGCATGAATGCAGTGTACAATCTACTGCATGACCTTTACCCCTCGTTCCCAACGGAAGACTGTGGATGCGGTGAAACCCACACTTGTGGATCTGACGTTCCGTTCCGCAATATTAAATTGAGGCTCCGCTCACTTGACGTAAACACTATATCCCGCATGATTTCTGCGCCTAGTGTCGTCCTTGAGCCACGCACCAACTCTTCCGACCACTACAACTGTCATGTTGAAGACGGTGTCACGACCGTACTGGGAAACGGCTTTTGTTACAAACTTGATGCCGACATTTCATTGGAGGGTTGTACGTACTTCGCCACGTCACATGGTGCCTTTGACGTGCATGAAATAGGTAAGGACCGTGACTTCATCTACTACTATTGTCAACCCAGAAGTAGAGACTACATCATTCAGTCACCCGCTAACGCCGCACGTCATACTGTGTCATATTTCCGTGGGCGCGATGGTCATCGTCAAACTTACAAGAGAGTTGGTGATACCTTCATAATTGCCGGACAAACACTACCAGCAGCCCCCATCATCGAGGCTGCTATGACATTTTACACTGCCCCACGGGACGCAAAGTTTTCTGACGCACTCCGCTCATACTTAAGTGGAAAATTAAAGGCTTACGATGTTGCCACCGACACACTTGACGATGTGTTTAGTCTCACTTTCGACTTGTGTGATAAATATGCTACAAGCCCGTTGGGCACTTTACGCTGCCGTGGGACTGTACCTACAAACAACATTAGTCGTATTATCCTTTCCATCAGTATGTTCACTAGTGATCTACTACTGTTCTTGACACAATCCATCACCACTTATATACCTGAACTCCATTCCCGCACCCCATGGGGTTGGAATGTCTTCCGCCTCCCAACTTATGAGTCATATACAAAAGACATGGAGCGACGATGCGTTATTGGTAGTGGTCGTGATAACCAATTCGGGAAAGAGCGATTTCAGCCTGAGGCCACAGTTGATACTACCCTCAATTGTGACCTGTCTCCCGCGGGTAGTAGCCAAGACATTTCACAACATGATCACGTCATTAGAAACAAGAGTTCTGAACGTTGTACCAATCCCTCATCCGGCATTGACAGGGATGTACCGAAAGACAGCAGTGTATTACACCCACCCGGACCTACCACCGATATTCCACGAAAAAGTCAAAGTGATAACCGACAGCAAATCCTTGACCTCTTCGGAGTTGAAGAAAAAAACTCAGAAGAACAACGTGCTCCTCCTGAGCCAGGGCATAGTGCCAGCGCGAGTCCGAACTATTCTTTCACATTGGGACTCCACGTCGATCGCAAAACCTTTGATGGCGTTACGTTCAAAACTGCTAATAACATCACAGGTTATGTCGAAAACCCTGAGGTACATGGACCAATTCTCCTTGATTCCGACCTTGCCCGACAACTTACCAGTGTTCTGCAACGTGCGGAAGACACTGTCCGGACTTTACCCAGGCGTATCAACGATAAGCAAGCTGCCGTTCTCGCGGCCAGCTGCCTCCAAGTACTTGGCCAATGCCGTTTTCGGTTGGAACCCGCTGAGTTTACTAGCGCACCTTTACTATTCCATTTATCTGGAGAAGATGCTTCTGGACGTAAAACCGTTGGACCCCCTGACCTGGTCTTCTCGGTACCCAAGAAAACGCCGCGATCAACTCCTCGCCGCCCACGCCGAAGCGCAAGACATGAACATCCAGATGCGGCACGCAATAGTGAAGAATTTCCTTAAAATTGAAGTAGCGCAGAAAGACACCGATCCTCGCAACATCAGTCCGCGTAGCGATCATTTTCTAAGCCATCTCGGACCATATATAAGCGCCCTAGAACACCGTTGTCAGGCTCATCCTCATCTAGTTAAAGGATTGGATATTACCGCGCGTTCGCTGAAAATGAGTAAACTCCTCAAGCGATCAGTGTTTTATGAGACCGATTTCACTCGCTTTGACCAATGCTTTTCAGCCGAAACCATGTTGAGCGTTGAATACCAGTGGTTCCAACGGACTTTTCCGTTCAATGAACACCCATTAGCTAACTTGCTAATGCTTATGGCTCTCACAACTCGTGGTCAGAGTGACATAGGGGTTAAGTACAAAGTCCTAGGCACGAGATGCAGCGGTGATGCACACACCAGCATATTCAACGGTCTGACGAACGATTTTATGATGTGGATAATGTTTGGCCGTTGCGTGCGCTATCATGAAGGAGATGATGGGGTCGTGGCATTTACTCACAAAACTGACCCAGGACGTAATTCTTTCTTTTTCCTGGAAATCCTTGGCTTTCAACTCAAATGTGACCGATACACATCAATCAATGATGTGTCCTTTTGCGGGATGAAAATTTACCAGAACTCTCATCATCTCTCAATGTACTCTGATTTCTGGCGTACTGCATGTAAGATTCACACTATTTGCAGTGATGGCAAGCCTCATGAACTTGCTCGAGCTAAAGCGTTTTCTTTGTTAGCTCTGAACCCATCCACACCCATCTTATCCGCCTGGGCACATCTCATATTGCGATGCACGGACCGACACAAGAGCCGCGACAAATTGGTCTGTGAGAGAGTTTGGAAAACCGCACATTCTCTACGTGATGTATACCACCGTCCCAGCACGGAGCTATTGAAAGGTTTTCGCAATGTTGTTGACTTCTCGTCTAATGAACTAGCATCATTTTGTCACACCACCGGGATGACCGCTGCTCAAGTCATTTCATATCATGACTACTTGAATTCCTTAAATTACATCCCATCTTCTTTCGACAAACTTCGCATTGACGTCATCGCTGATTCGGCAACCACCCAATTGTACGGGCCCGTCGTTGCCGCCCTCCAGCATTAGGTGCGAATAACGGGCCCCGGAAATTATTTCCACGTAGCAATGGTCGAATCCTCCAAGGTTGGAGGCGCCAACGCGCAGCGCAACATGAAGCGTAACAAAAGAACACCAACTAATCAACCACGCCGTAACCGTCGATCACAAGTGCCACGCAACGGTCCTCTGCACACTCCGCTAGAAAAGGTCTCCATTCGACAAATCGCGAATACCAATAGTGGTCGTCGATGGGTCCTTAAAGCGTTGCACCCTTGCGGTGAAACTGAGACCTCTGCGACCCGAATTCCTGACGGTTCTTACACGTCAAGTTGTATTATGGAGAGACGTGACGAGTTTGTTCTCAACTGCCCTGAGAAAGATCTCAATTGGACATGTGCTGTTTACAGCTTACCGTTCCTTTACTCGTCCACTCTCGCCATCGCTTGGGATTCATCTTCAACACCAAGTGATGCTGACCTAACGACTAACGTGACAGACGCTATTCTCCATTCAGGCTCCAACATTAACAGAGTCTATGATTACAAGTGGGTTAAATGGCCATCTGACAAGAAGTTGTGGTATCAATGGCTACCATGCCAGGTGTTTGACCACAACCTGGCCAATGAGGACAAGCTCATCATCAAGAATCAAGTCCAATCACTTAGGCGTACAGCGGGGGGTCTCACTATTGAGTATGATGCAAACACCCTCACGGATTCCGGGCGTCTCGTATCTGCTCAGTACCCATCACCACTGGCACAACGAAACATCACAGTTGCAGACGGCGACAAACAGTCACTGCTTGCTTGGGTCATGCCAGCCATGCTTTTCGGTGCTGATGCACTTGTGCAAGCTGATCCTAAGTCGCGCCAGTGTGAAGCTCGAGAAGGTGATTACACACCGTTCCGGCATTGGGAGCCTGTCTTCAACAGTGCTACCGGGGCCGACAATTTACGTGTTGGTCTCGCCAGCGCCATCAACGCCACCGACTACATACCTGATAAGGTTGGCACTGGTAACAACAATGTTCCTCTGTTTGGTTGGGGCGTCGCGTGCACATTATGGATGGGCATGGACGCGACAACCAAATTGAGGTTGAAGCGACGTGAGTGTCTTGAATTCCGGACTGGTCCAAAGAGCCCTTATGGGCCCTTTGTCGAACAAGCTGACTCCTATGATTCCCGTGCCTTGGCTGTTTATCGTGAGTACGCACGGCTACAGCCTCACTCATTTCCATCGAGCTACAATAGTAGTGGTAAACTGCTCCCTGCCATAATACGCATTCTCGGCGGGGTATTATCTAATCTTGGACTGCCTATAATCAGCAGCGTAGCCAATCCCGCAGCAAATACCATTGCCGGTTGGTTCGAATAACCGGCAACGGAAACTTAGTTTCCTACGGTAGATTTCTCCAAGGTTGGAGGCGCCACAATGGAATCGCTCAATGCACTCGTTACTCGCACCTTGTTTGACAAACACATATCACTTGCGAAACAGTTATGTGATGAGTTACATCTGAGCGCTATCGTCATCTGGCATCTACATGACGACTTTTGGGACGAGAAAAGGATTTCAAAAGGAGGAATACGATACTCCATCGACGGGGATGGCCGGTGTTGCCGTATCTGCAACATTTCAGACCGTTCTCGACATGCACAACTACTTGTCATTCTTCTCTGAAATTGACGAGGATGGGCTGCTTGTTCATCATATGTTGTCCAAGAGTATACTCTACTTGAATCCTTTTACCACCGATTGTGAGGATTGAGACGGAGCCGACATCACAGGCAACTCACCTCACTACTTCTGTCCTTACGGGAGCTCTACCGAACATGAGCGCGTTACCCACACGCAGTTAAGTGGATTAGCACTCAGTGCTAAGGTTGGAAAACCTCCTTAAAGCTTCCCCGCAAGGTTCTGAACATGTATGGTGATGTTCGGAGAGGGACCGGG